ACGCCTCTGCGGGTGCTCCGGGATGGGCGTCCTGCTGGCGCAAAAAGCTATATGTGGGTTCATATCACCAGTGAACTTTTGAATACGTCTCCTATCATCCTCTTCTGCTATGAGCTCACCCGCGGAACAGACCATTTGAGGAAGTTCTATCAGGATTTTCAGGGATTTATTACCTGTGACGCGTACTGTTCTTATCAGGTATTGGAAAAAGAAAAACAGGAAGTGATTACCGTGTGCGGATGTATGATGCATCTGCGCAGACGATTTGCGAATTCTCTTGCCCTGATCGATAAGACTGGCCTGTCTGAGGAAAAAATCCGTCAGCTTCCGGAAGCACAGGCACTCATCCTGATCGGAAAGATCTACGATGCAGATGAGGCATTAAAGAACCTGTCCGCAGAAGAGCGCAGGATACAGCGTGAAACAACCGTCAGACCGCTGGTAGAGGAATACTATGCATTTACAGAGGGCATAGACTGCAAAGATCCCCTGATCAGTAATCGGTTGAAAGATGCCCTGAATTATTCCCGAAATCAGAAGGAATATCTCTGCCGGTTTCTGGAAGATGGGAATATTCCGATAGATGATGGGGCAACGGAAAGGCATATCAGACCCTTTGCGATCGGCCGGAATAACTTTCTGTTCTGCAATACGGTTGATGGCGCAGAGGCAATGGGCATCCTGTATTCCATAGTAGAGACAGCGAAAGCGAACAAGGTAAATGTCTATTACTATCTGAGATACATTCTGGAGATGATGCCAAAGCATATGGAAGATACGGATAGGGGATTTCTGGATTCCATGATGCCATGGTCAGAGGAGTATCGGGAATATGAGCAGCAGCACACGCTCATGTGCCAGCCAGAACTGCGCTCCAATGAGTATACCTCTCCGCCCAAGACTCCCCATAAACACCATGCCGCATAGAATGACCCTTTGGTGGGAATAGAATTCTCCGAAAATGTGAACCCAGGGAACTTGAGAATGTTTCCTGGGACACCTGTCGTTCTCTTATGCTCGTTCCTATGATAGCATTGTTCGAAGCCGTTTGCTAGACGCTTATTATTTGACGCTTACGAAGTAGCACTGGTACCTGTACGAATTATCTTGCGATGGTGAATGACCTGATTATTGCCTATGACTATATGGTGAAGCCGGATGATACCGTGGTGCAGACCGCAGGCAATTACAAGTTCAATTATATTGCCACGCCGCTGTTCCAGTATAAGGAATTCGTGTTCTTCTGGGGCGGGAATTACGGTTCGGATTATCGGCTGGCTTACCTTGTTACGCCGTATCTGGCGAGCATCAACAACCTGAGTACGGCGGTGGTGAAGAATACGGATAAGACGATGAAGATCACTTATGAGCTGACGGAAGAGGGAGAGGTTTCAGAGTAAGGGATTGTTGGTTTTTGCTTTGGCAGCTTGGGGGCTTTGGCCAGGGCTCCTTTTAATATGCAAATTTTTAAGAAAGTGAGGATAAGGATTATGAAAGAATTTTGGAATGTGGTGCAGATGGTTTTTGCGGCAGTAGGCGGATGGCTTGGGTATTTTCTGGGCGGGTGTGACGGATTGCTTTATGCCCTGGTGGCGTTCGTGGTGATTGATTACATTACGGGCGTGATGTGCGGGATCGCCGATAGAAAACTGAATTCTGAGGTTGGGTTTAAGGGGATTGCGAAGAAGATACTTATTTTCCTGCTTATGGGGATTGCGAATATCCTTGATGTGAATGTGATCGGAACGGGGAGCGTGCTTCGGACGGCGGTGGTTTTCTTTTACATTTCCAATGAAGGTGTGAGCCTTTTGGAGAATGCGGCTCATCTGGGGCTGCCGGTGCCGGAGAAGATGAAGAAGGTGCTGGAGCAGCTACATGACAGGTCGGATGATGATGCCGGAGAGGATGGTGATGCTTGATGAAGCTGGTTGAGAGTATCATGACGAAGAATCCTTGCTATACGGTGGGGAAAAAGATTGCGGTAAAAGGGCTGATGTTACATTCGGTGGGGTGTCCCCAGCCGAGGGCGTCAGCCTTTATCAATTCATGGAACAGGGTGGATTATACAAGAGCCTGCGTGCATGGGTTCATTGACGCAAATGACGGGACGGTGTACCAGACACTCCCTTAGGATCACAGGGGCTGGCATGGCGGCGGTGTGTCAAACAATACGCATATTGGCGTGGAGATGTGCGAGCCGTTCTGCATTACCTATACCGGTGGGGCGAATTTCAGGGTCGCTGATGGGAAGCTGGAAGAGGCGAGGGCTTGTGCAAAAAGAACTTATAATGCAGCAGTGGAATTGTTTGCGATGCTGTGCGGGAAGTTTGGACTTAATCCGCTGGGTGATGGAGTGATTGTTTCCCATGCGGAAGGGTACAAGAGAGGCATTGCATCCAACCACGGAGATCCGGAGCATTTGTGGCGGCAGCTGGGAATTGGTTATACGATGGACGGATTCCGGAAGGATGTGAAGGCGTCAATGGCTGGAGGTGCAGGTTCGGAAAATACAGATGGCGGTTCTGAAACTGCGTCCGGATTGCAGGCGGTAGAACTGAAAGACCTGTCTGATGCGGATGTGGTCGCAAAAATCGGGGCATTGTTTACGGCTGACCAGAAGCGGAGCGGCATTCTGGCATCCATTTCTTTGGCTCAGTTTATTCTTGAATCGGGTTATGGAAAGTCGGAGCTTGCGGTTAGTGCAAATAATATGTTCGGCATGAAGAAGAGCCTGTCCGGGAACACATGGGGCGGTTCTGTTTGGGATGGCGTTTCGGTCTATATGAAGCAGACTTCGGAATGGGATGGGGAGAAGTATGTGACGGTTACGGCTGATTTCAGGCAGTATTCGGATGTGGAGAAATCCATTGCGGACCATTCCGCATACCTGCTTGGCGCGATGAACGGCAATGTGAAGCGGTATGAGGGATTGAAGGGTTGTACGGATTACAAGAAGGCTGTGCAGATCATCAAGGATGGTGGATATGCCACAAGTCCGGATTATGTGGAGAAGCTGTGCTCCATTATTGAGCAATGGGAATTAACGAAATGGGATGTGAAGGATGCAGTTTCTGTGGCAGATGGCGGTGGGATGGCAAATGGAGATTGTCCGTTTCTGGTGAAGGTGAGCATTCCGGATCTGAATATCAGAAAAGGAGCAGGGACTAACACGGGGAAGACAGGGCGGCATACCGGGGTTGGAGTATTTACCGTGGTGGAAGTTAGACAAGGCAAAGGCTCGGAGATGGGCTGGGGCAGGCTGAAATCCGGAGCTGGATGGATTGCATTGTCATTCTGCGAGCGGGTGTAAGAGCATAGGGGGAATATGGGGCGGCATGGCGCATCTGGTTTGGGCGTGCCCTGTGCCGTCATTTTTACTGTAAAATCTAAAAAAAATGGACACCATAATAGGTGCCCGTGCCCTTCGGCGTACAATCTATATTATGTCCTCAGACGTAATATTTTAATCATTTTCTGTTAAATAAATTCTACAATTATTTCGATTGATTGTCAATGGATTTTGGCTGTAAATTTTTTATCTGCTGTTCTAACTCATGAATTTTAGCTTCCGCCGCGTCTTTGGCATTTTTCAAGGTATTAAAATCGGTTTGTAATTTATCATATGCACGTATAAGATTTTGGTTTGCTGCCCATTCTCTATGAAACAGATGTTCCAAAAGGGTGTTTTTTATTTCACGGAACAGTTGTGTTTCGTCCTGCAGGTTGCAGGTCAGTTTTCCCATAGGTGAGAGGATGGAAGTTTTGGATATGGTTTTTGCGTTATTGATTATGAGCACACAGTCATGGGCAAAACCGTCTGAAGCGCCAACTTTCCGGTAATACCATTTTCCACTCGGATTATCTGTTGGGTGATATGCTTGCGCCAGTTTGGAGGATGAACTTGTAGCAGGGATGACAAACATGAGATTATTCCAGGTTTCCAAGACAAGAGCCGGATGGCCGTATGACAGTTCCGGAGCATAGCGTAATCCGAAATCGACCATCAGGATATCTCCGACAGAAACATTCTGGCTGTACACATGTGTCTTTTTGTCCTGCCATCTGTTTAAGCTGTTTGTGATCATTGCCATTTCAGAGGCAGACCAAGCATCCACATCTGCATTAAGGTTTGACATCAGATACAGATAATTGGCGAGAACATCACTTGTGTCCTTTGCCGGCTGGTTTCGATAGGCTGGATTTAAAGCAATCTGCCCAAGTTTTCTATAATCAACTCTCATGCAATTCCCCCTTTGTTTCATGGTATCTTTTTTCATTATAAAAAGCAGATGCGAAAATAGCAAGTGTTTCTGTCGAGATATGTCAGAAGAATTAGAAAGAATTAAGTTTTTGAAAAAGCTATATAAGAAATCGGAAAAACCAGCTCCAAGGTACATAGACCTCCAGAAAGAAAACTGGGGGATATTTGGATGAATGAACAGAAGTGTATAAAACCGAATGCTGAATTATCTGATCGAAGTGTGATGTTGAAGATGGAGCGTTGTGCGGAATTTTTAGCTCGCATGATAGAAAAATACGGGCGGGAGGTGTTGGCGGAAATGGAAGCCGGGGAGTCAGAGGAAAAAGAGAATAGGGAACAATGATGAAAGCTGCCGGTTATATTTGAGATAATCGGCATATTTTCTATGTTACGGCATGCAAAAAAGTGATGTGTTTCTGTCTCTGCCGGAGTTTTCGGGCAGTTGGTGAAAAAAGTTATTTTGGGGCGCTGACAAAAGAAAAACTTTCCGATATAGTAGTTCTTGTAACAGATAGACGAACAGAAAGTGAGCAACCGAAAATGAAGAAGAAATGTTATCTTTACACAAGGGTTTCCACGGCTGCTCAGATTGAGGGGTACAGCCTGGAAGCGCAGACGGAAAGACTGAGGGAATATGTGGCTTACAGGGGACTGGAAGTAGCTGGGGAATACTGTGATGCAGGGAGATCCGGTAAGAGCATCAAGGGCAGGCCTGCATTCCAGCAGATGTTGGATGATATTGTAAGTGAGAAAGACGGGATTTCTTTTGTCCTGGTGTTCAAGCTGTCAAGGTTCGGAAGGAATGCGGCGGATGTGCTGAAATCCATGCAGCTGCTCACGGATTACGGGGTTGACCTGGTATGCGTGGAGGATGCCATTGACAGTTCCACGCAGGGAGGGCGGCTTACCATGGCAATTCTGTCGGCTGTGGCGGAGATTGAGAAGGAAAATATCACGGTGCAGTTTCTTTCGGGAAAGATGCAGAAGCTGGGCGAAGGCGGATGGCCGGGCGGTCCGATTCCATACGGGTATAGGAACATCAATAAGAAGCTGGTCATTGAGCCGGGTGAGGCGGAAATTGTAAAGCTGATATACAATCTTTATGGACAGGATGGTATGATGGTCAATTCGGTGGTCAATTACCTGAATGGGCATGGTTATAAGAAAACTGTCAGAAATGAGCAGCGGCCATTCACTTTTGACATGGTAAAGACGATTTTGGATAATCCGGTCTATTGCGGTAAAATTCTTTATAACCGCCGAACCAATGACAAAGCAGGGAACCGGAAGAAAAAGGACATGATTGCCGTGGACGGGAATCATGAGCCGCTTGTCACGCCAAAGCAGTGGGATTTGGTGAGGATGAAGAGGGAGAAGCATAAGGGGCGAAGCAAAAAAGCAGAAGACCCGGAACGGATCAGTCTTTTGTCAGGGCTGGTCAAGTGCCCGAAGTGCGGCAGTGGGATGATCGCAAAGAAGAATAAGAGCATCAACCATAATCATGGCGGATATTACAAAACTCTTTATTATTATGGCTGTAACAATAACAGGAAATGCAATGGCCGGGTATGTGATTTTAACCATACCTATAATCAGGAGAAAGTAGACGGTGCAGTTTTTGAGATAGTGAGCGGCTTGACGATGATTCCCGTATTTCGGGAGAGGGTGCTGCACCATTTGGGAAATACGGATGTGAAAGACAGGCTGGAGGCAGAACTGAAAAAACTGAGGAAGACGATACGGTCAGAGGAGATGAAGAAAAGAAAACTGGGAGAGGATCTGGATAACCTGGACTTTCTGGATGATGGCTATGATAAAAATTATGAAAAGATCCAGGGGGAGATTGACCAGGTGTATGACCGTATTGAGAAGGCAGAGGACGAAATGGAAGGAAAGATGAAAAAACTCTCTGCGGTAAGGCAGGGCATCCAGGCGGCGGACAGGATTGTGGGGCTTCTGGAACACATGGGAAAGTTATACGGGCATATGTCCTGTGAGGAGCGGCGGAAGATGTACCGGCTCTTTATTGAGAGAATTGATGTCTACCCGGAGCATCCGGATGGGAAGATTATAAAAAGCATTGCTTTCCGGTTTCCTGTGTTTTATGGGGAGGAAGGGGTAACAGAGGATAAAGCACCGGACGATCAGGTAATGTTCACTCTGGATTGCGGGGATATGGAGCTGACGGCATCGGAGGCAAAAGCGACATATGTACAGATCCGCAAATATGTTTCAGAGAAGTTCGGTGCAAAGGTTTCTTCTTTATATATTGCCCAGGTGAAGAGAAAATATGGGCTGGATTTGGGGAAGAACTACAATGTGTCAAAGAAAACGGACGCGAGGGTTCCGATCTGCCCGAAAGATAAGGAAGAATTCATCATGGATGCGTTGAAGCACTATAAGATGCTGGATGCGGATGTGAAGATGAAAGAGTAGGAGGGATTCGCGTTGAAGAGGAAGAAGTGTTATATCTACATGAGGGTTTCCACGGCGATGCAGGTGGACGGGTACAGCCTGGAAGCCCAGAAGGACCGGCTGACAAAGTTTGCGGAATTTCAGAAGATGGATGTTGTCAGGGAATACTGTGATGCCGGGAAATCAGGGAAGAATATCACCGGACGCCCGGAATTCTCCCAGATGCTCCGGGACATTGCGGATGGCAGGGATGGGGTGGATTATATACTGGTGTTCAAATTGTCAAGGTTTGGGAGGAATGCGGCGGATGTGCTGAATTCCCTGCAGTACATACAGGATTTCGGCGTGAACCTGATCTGCGTGGAGGACGGTATTGATTCGTCAAAGGATTCCGGAAAGCTGACCATAACCATCCTGTCCGCGGTGGCGGAGATTGAGCGGGAGAATATCTTGGTGCAGACGATGGAGGGCAGGAAACAGAAGGCGAGGGAAGGGAAATGGAACGGCGGGCTGGCTCCGTTCGGATACAGGCTGGATTCCAAAACAAGCACTCTGGTGGTGGAGCCTGAGGAAGCGGAGGTTGTAAAGATTATCTATGAGAAGTTTGTTCACGACGGCATGGGAGCGGATTCCATCTGCAGTTACCTGAACCAGAGGGGATATGCAAAGCAGAAGAACCGGGAGTTTGAGCTGAATTATTTTGCGCGGGGGCTTATCATGCGGGTGTTGGACAATCCGGTATATATCGGGAAGATCACTTATGGAAAAAGCACTACGGAACGGGTGAAAGGGACTAGGGATGAATACCACCGGGTTCAGGTGGAGGATTACATGGTTACGGACGGAAAGCATGAGGCGATTATTGATGAAGAACTGTGGGTGGCGGCACAGGAGAGACGGAAGGAAACGGGTGTCAAGTGGAATAAGACGCACAGTCTGGAGCATGAACATCTTCTGTCGGGACTACTCATCTGTCCGGTCTGTGGGAAGGGGCTTGCCGGGACTGTCTGGCGACGGAAGAATAAGAAGACCGGAGAATATAAGGATGATTTTTATTACCGGTGTCAGCACAGGAAGAAAATTGATGAGGAACATTTCTGCGATTTCAAGCCGTCCATTAACCAGAATGAGTTTAACCGGGAAGTGGAGAGTGTCATTCTGGATATGGCGGCGAATGAACAGTGGAAAGAATTTGTCCTGTGGAAGATGTCAGAGAAGGTGGATGTGAGCACGCTGGAGACTGAGCGGGAGCAGCTTAAGAAACAGCTGCGGCAAGTGCTTGGGGCGAAGACGAAACTGACGGATATGTTAGATAAGCTGGATGTGTCCGATAAACATTATGACCGCAAGTATCAGGATATGCAGGACAGGCTGGATAATCTGTATGACAAGGCATCTGAACTGGAGGATACGATCGCAGATATTGACAGCCAGATAAACGGAGCCTATGAGAAGCAGATTACGGCAAAGCAGCTTTACAAAATCCTGGCGAATTTTGATAAGCTGTATTATCGGCTGACGGACCTTGAAAAGAAAGAATTTTTGAGAGACTTTATAGAAAGCGTTGAAATTTATCCGGAAAAGTTGGATAATGGACGCATGCTGAAGCAGATAAACTTTAACTTTCCAGTGTATTATGATGGTGAGGTTGGTAAGGAAATTCGGTTGCTCAATGAAAATACAGTCGAGACGGTTGCACTTTTATCCCGTAAAAATGAATCACCGAGAATACAGGTGAAAATGGACTTATAAAGAAACTGCAATAAAGAGCAGATATGTTAGTTATCTTAGGATTTCTGACATATCTGCTTTTTTATTGCCTAATCCAATGCAAAATATACAAACTGCCTATTGGGATAGGGAAATGCATTGGAAATCAGATATTTCTGGTAAGTGGATGAAAGGGAAGCAGGCAAAAAAGAAAGGAGAAATATAACAGATGAAAAACTTTTTTAAAACGAAGGATGAATGGGATTCTGCACATTCCCATATATGGGTTTATGGGGCAACAGCAGAGCAGGTGATTGATGCAGCAAAGAAATATGAAGATTATGAAGAATATTTCTTTAATGGTACAGAAGATGATGGATTGGTTTATTTTGATATGGATTCAGGTGACAATCGTGGAATGTGTGATGAATTAAGCGCACACATAGAAGGGGCAGTTTTCTTTGGATTCTGTTCATGGGATGAAAATGATTTTTACGCCAGTAAAAATGGAAGCCATTTTACAGGATATAGCGTTAGGACAGACGAATCCCCTTTTATTGATGAACCATCTATATTAGAAGATTTCGAGGAGGAAGATTTTTGTGAATTGCAATATGAAGGTATCTTTTGTTGGGAATTTACTGTATTAGATGAAAAGGGTAAAGAATTGTTTTCCATTGGTTCTGGAGATTTTGCTTTACAGGAAATAGATGATATCTGGAACAAAAGATAACTGGATTTATAAAAAATAAGCTATTTTGAAAAATGTAGGATTGCTGACCTAGCGGCATGACGGGGAAATAAATGAAAGGAGAAATTTACAATGAAAACATACGAAGAAATAACAAATGAGATTTTAGAAAAAGGATTTGAAGTAACGTGTTTTGACCTTATGTTGAGCGAACATGGAATAGAACCATTTTTGATAAGCCAAGGGATTAAAATACTAATAGAGGAATATGGAGAAAAATTGGGAAGCTACTTTTGCACAGCAATTTCCAGATTTCTGGAAGATGATTTTGGCAGTATGGCAGACGAAGATGATATGTTTTATGGGTATGAATATGGGTGCTATGAAAGTCCATTAGGAGACACCCCAAGCACAGGGGCGCTTATGATACACAGAGAGGGCGACTATATGTTTAACAGCCATATTGTCATGTATCTGCAATTTGAAAGATAAGCCTTCGCTGGAGTAATTCCGGCGATAAGGCTGGTGACACATTTCCTAATATTTTTGTTTTAACTACATTTTTGTGTCAGCATGACGTCCTGCTTATGTCAGTATGACATCTAGCTTATGACTGTATAGGGTTAAGGGTCTAGGGTTTGGTGTTAGGGGTCTGGGGCTAATGTTTAGTGACATGGGATTTGGGAAATGTGTTCAGGGTTACTGTCTTGGTATGGGCAGTATTGGGTAAGGGGAATTGCAAAAATACATATACAATAAAAGATTACGGAGGTAAATATGAATAAACCAACAAGAAGAAGTATTACAGAACTACAGCAAAAGAATTTTGTCGATTTTTTGTATGAAACATATGAGCGCGAGAAAAACAGCGCAGGAGATTGTTATGCAACTCCATTGGAATATATAACAGATGAAAAAACCTATTTATCATCTAACATAGAAAAAGAATTTGTTGAAGAATATGGATTTGCGCCTATTGGATTTTTAGAAGCGTTACGAGTGCAGATGGCTAAAACAAGTGGGTTTGGTATCTGTGTTAATAATAACGATTTGAAAAAGGCGTTAGCTGGTATGATGATTGACTATAAAATTGATTATGAAGAACTACAAAAGTTCTATGAGCTTCTGATAGAATATCAATTCATTATTTTTATAAATGACAGCAATGGAAATCAGTATGCAACTACGCCGCAGCAGGTCTTTAATTGGGAGTATAGAATGTGGAGCCGATTGTCAAATAATAAATCTCAAAAGAAAAGCAGGAGTGAAGCCAAGAAAACAGAAAAGCAGGAGAAGGACAAGGAAGTGGAAGTTGAAACAGTAATGGAAGATGTTCCAACAGAGCCTATGATAACAATTAATAAAGTACCAGCAGAAACTCCGATTATACCAGAACTGGAAGAAACTTTTGAAACTTTCGAAAAAAGCTTTGGAGCAGATAATAAAGATTTTTTTTAAAAACAATGCCGCCGGAATATCCGGCGGCAGGAAGGAGGACATAGAATGAATAAAGAAGTAAGAAAGATATTAATGCGAGGTGGAAAAGTTACGGAGGATGAATTGTTTTTCCTTTCAAAACATCTTCCGTATGAATTTATCGAAAGAACTGAACATGGGTATGGATGTACAGTGTTTTGGGGATTTACAAGATTTTATTTGAAAGAAGCTCAGGGATATTGTGATATTTATGACGAGAACAATTATATTGGAAGTGCTATATCGAACATGCGCATTATAAATGGGATTCGCAAAAAACAAAAAATGATGTTTATGGAATTTCACGATTTATCACTTCAAAAGAAATTTTGGAGTTATACAGATTTGTCGGAATACTCATTGAATATAGACTATGATGAGAAATTGATTGACCCTCGCCATGATCCAGAATTTTTTGAAATCTTTAACAGAGGCTTTATGCTATCAAAGCATGATTATGATGTATTTGCAAAATACATAAAATATCCTGATTATTCAGGTGGACCAGATGGTACTGAAGGAGTTATTCCATTAGGAGAGCATGAGGAATGTAGAATAAAAATTATATATGACATTATCTGCGACAAACTGCCCTTTAAGGTTTATTACAGAAAAATACTATATGAAGGGGATTTTTCCTATAAAGTTGATGGCGTAAGCAGAAAAGGCTTTATTTAATCTATAATTGAAGAAAAAGCTGCCGTTTTACCGGCAGCTTTTTGAATATATCGCAAAACAACTGCAAATAGCCTTCTTAGATTAATGGCAGTCTGTAAAAGTCTGCGCCATACTTATTTGACAGCACTTGTTGTTCTTGCTCGCTACATGTAATCTGCAAATGATAAAACACAAGGCTTGAAAAAGTCTGCTGTAATGTTTTATGCTCGCAGGACATAATTTTGGCAACTTCTTCCATCCTGCTGTTATCTGTTTTTGCTATTCTTTTTTGAATAAAAGGCACTGTGACAAGCGATTTTGCAAGATTGGCTGAATGTTCATTCCTCGCGTCAGTTTTGTATGTATTGCCTGATATAAGCTTAATCCAATAATGGTCTAAATCTTTCATATCTGATGAATTTTTTTGCTCGATTGCAATAGGTTGCGGTTGGAACAAAAAATTATTTACCTTATCTGAAAAATATTTTGCAATTTCTTTTACGTCTGTGTTCTGTAAATCCATCATTTTCCTCAATCCCTTTCTTCTAAAACATACTATTAGGGGCACTATCAATGACTGACAACGCCCTAAAAACAACTCTATGGATTTTTATAGTTACGAAGGTCTGCTTATGCGTCCTGTTCGATCAACGGTTCTGCTTCATTGTCCATAGGAAAATCCAAAGTTTGGATATTTTCTTCCTGTCCAGAAACTTCTTCCGTTTCACTATTGTCCTCATTTTCGTTTGAAACAGGGACTATATCTGGCTGTTCGCCGGATTCATTCTGGATTTCTTCTGGTATTTCTGCTTCCAATCCAGAACTGCTCTCTGATTTTGAAGGCGCATCTAATTTGAAGTGCTTGGAAAAATGATTCTCCATAATAGTAAGCCTTCCCAGAACCTTCTCCTTTTTGACAGAACCAGAAGAACAATATTGGCTGTACTCCTTGTTGCTCACAAAGAAATATAAAAACCAATCATGAAAATCTGATTCGCAGATGCCTTCTTTCATAGCAAGGTCAGCCATAAGGATTGCCATTGGGATATTGATTTTCCTTAACATCTTCTCTTTTGTGTCAAAAACATTGTCTAAATACTCAATAATCCCGACAAGCAACTCCTTCTGTTCTTCTGAATAATTCCTTTTAATAATGGCAGAATACTTCATCACTTCATCGGCGCTGATAGACGCATATTCATATCCTTGGTATTTATGATCCAGAAGCATCATGCTCTGCAAAAGAGTACACATATCATCAGATTTTCGAAGCTGCAATTTGGAAAAATTACACTTCTCCGAAAAGAAGCTGCCAGTCAGAATACTGTCAATAAACTTCGCATTTTCCACTCCCATCAGCGGTTTGGATTTCTGCGGCTTAGTAAGAGGTGTGCTGTTATTCAGACGGAAGAAGATTTCTTCAATCATATCATCTGTGCAATCTTCAAAGGCAAACATCTGGAATTTAAAACGTAACAGCTCCTGCTGTACATCCACATCCAATTCTCCAAAAGTTTTGCCAGCAAGTGAATAGTTTTCTCCCTCAATTTCAGCATCTGGCGTTTCTTCATTCAAAGCATATTCGCCATTGATAAAACTGAATATAGTTGTCATTCTCTGCTTGCCATCCAATACACTGTATTTATAAAGCGTTTTTCCCTTATCATCAGCTTCCTCCGCATCTGATTTCTGAACGTAGATTGCCGGGACTGGGAAATTGGCTAAAATACTATGTATCAGCAGGCTCTGCTGTAAATTGCTCCATTGTGCAGACTGCCTTTGGATAGGATGGTCAAAGCTAAGTGTTTCTTTTGCATCATACATGTGTTTCAGGTTCTTCACTGTCCAGTTTAAAGTTGTTTTAATCATAATCTTTCTCCTTTTCTCTTTTAGGGTAATTGTTATTTTGTTTGCGCTTATCCTGTCCACTTTGATTAGTATATATTATTGTATTTATTAATCTGACGGATAAGGTAAGCAGTCATTCTTGCGTATTTTTTGATAAGTGAGCTTTTTGAGCCGCCTTTTATCAATTCCTGATAGCGGTCATTTTCTCTCTTTATCCTGTCAAATATTTCTGCAAATTCAGCAGCTTTATCGCCATCTTTATTCTCTAAAATATTCAGATAATTATTGATTAGCATTACCTGTGAATCTGCAAGTCCATATGCAGGCATTGTTTCAAAATACTCCTGATTGCTTTTCTCATAATTGTATTCATCCAGTTTCATTGCAATTTGAAGCTGGCAAAGTCCTTTTTTATCTATTTCTAACATTTTTATTCTCCTATCGTTTTCTAAAATTTCTTTACGCTTATTTCCAGAGATAATTACTCACTACGACATTATTTCTGGAATGTTGTAAGTTATAGCTCACTGCCTGAAGGATACCTTTGTCATAGGAATGACCTATCATATCAGCTCTACAGTGATATATTTTGCCAGTAGCAACATCACCACGATTTTCAAAATATTGATATAAGTCTTTTGCATAATCAGCCCTTAAATCATGTATACTGCCCTGTGGCAACTGCGCTTTCAGAAACAGTCTATCTTCTCCGTTTATAGAATGTGTTTCAGCAGTTTTTAAATATTCTTTCAAATCATCTTTGTATTTGGGGTTCACTAAGCACCAACGCTCTATGCCGCCCTTGCCGCGCTTATACACTTCCAGATTGCCGTCATTGGTTTCTCTGAAATCTTCTTTGCGAAGCCTTAAAAACTCCATGCGACGGCATCCTGTAGACTTTAGGATAAGTTTTGCCGTATCCCATTTTTCTTCTGGATAGCGGTAATCACTGGAATTGATCCCCCTGCATCGTTTGATATTCGCCCTGCTGCGGACAGGATAATTGTAATTAAAATCCCTTTTTCCACAGCCATAGGCAGAAGCAAGGGCAGAACCATATAAGCCTAAAGTCCAAGCGGAAACGCCTTGTTCTTCTTTGGCTTGCAGGAACTCCGCTACATATTGCCTGCAGTCGGCAAAGTTTTTTACTTCCCTGTGGTTTGCAAGGGTTTCGGTGATAAATTGTTTGCATACTTTTACATAAGAATTGTATGTGGCAGTGCTGTAGATACCTCTTACAGCAGTGCTTTCACCGGATTGTCTTGCGGCTTTCTTTGCATCAAATTTGGATTCGCCAAATTTTTTCTGCTTATTTAATTGTTTTATGGCTTGGTGCATAAGGTTAGATTTTTTACCCATGTCTGCATCTCCTTTCGGAAATAAATGCTTCTGGGTAAAGGTTATGAAACATCAAATTGCTTGGACACCCAATAAAATATCAGGTTAGAAATTTTAGAAATGATATCCAGAGTGGATTTTAATTCTTTCAAATCTTTACTTCCCCATGATGCGATGTAGCCGAAGCTGTATTCATCCGAAGAAAGTTTTTCCATATTTGTTTCATTTGCAAGCATTTCAATCACGCAATAAGCACAGCTTTCCGCAATCACTTCTTTTGTGTCGCGATCCAGTTCTTTTGTATGCTCTTTATAAAGCGTTTCCTGATAGTAATGGCTGTATTCATGCGCTATTGTTTTCAATTTGTGGAGCGCTTTTAAGTCTGCTTTTAAAAAGATTTCTTTTTTTACCAGATTGTAATAGCCATTTGCATCATTTTCTTTGAGGTCATAATCATAATGGATTGGAACCTCTGACGTTGCAAATAAAGAATTGATTAACCTGTTCAGTTCTGGCGTTTCAAATTCTAATTTCTGCGTAAGCGACGGCAGTTCATCACCAGTTGTCTGCGAATAATCGAAAACGTGTCCTATTTTAAAATAGAGTTTTCGTCTTTCAACTTTTCGTGTGTACTTACTTCCATCAGGTCTGGTACATTCTTCTTCCTCCCAAAACTTTTTTGGCGCAGGAACAAGAATCTGGATTCCTTTAGAACCTTTTTTCACGATTCTGTTGAATTTTTCTGTCCAGTCCTTATAGGATGCTACAAAACTGGCTTGGGGACATTGCGCTAAAATGAGAATGGTATTGTTAAAACTATAGTTGTGGAACTTGCTGAAAGTTTCAAGATACCTGATGTAATTCTCTGATGTGAATACCTCTTTTACGCCATCTTCGAGATTCTGAAGAATCTCTGCCATTTGCTGCTTCCGCTCCTCAAGCGTTTTTTGTGAGTATTGTTTACCCATATACATTTACCTCCTGTTTTTCTTCCCTTAGATTAGGTGTTCAAATCTAAAAGCATGGTCAGGGTTTCTGCTTTTTATGTTTGCCACCATGAGGACAAACAAGCATGTACAAAATTGATAAAGTTACTTTATATGGACACATTCCCAAAACAGGAACATGGAACATAACGATTCAGAAACACATGGTTTCTTTTTCTACGTATTGGTTTGTTGCATAAAAAAACCTCTACGATTCTATGATTTTAGAGGATATAAAAACAACGGATGCTGTTTCCAGTATGAAATTGACAATTCAATAGGGAATGGATTGCCGGAACTGATAATCCTGCCTTGACTGAAAATCCCTCTGGCTGTTGTTTCGACCATTACGAACTGGTACAGGGATATAGATATTAAACTTAAGATTCCATGCTAAATGGAAAACGATTTACTTATATACATATTTTATATCAAAAAAATTGTGCAGTCAATTTTGCGAAAATGCGCACTTGTTTTTGTCATGCCGGGAGGCATGGCATCTATGCGTTTGGATTGCTGCGAGTGGTTGTCGTTGGTTATCTTACAGGAGTTCCTGCCTATCAGCACTCACTCCTGTAAGATAACCAACTCTTTTCCTGCGCCCTCTACTGTTCTTATTAAAATAAGATTGTTGTACATTGTTTCGCCAGAATTAATTCTATTTGCTTCAATGACTATTTACTTCTTCCAGACATTTAAAATTGATTGTACAGAATTTCCATGATTTTATACATACCAATGTCCATCATATGCCATATAGACAGGGTATGGGATATGTACAAAAAAGTAAGCAAATAACTCTTTTTAAGGGCAAATATCAACTGTTTGATGGTGGCTACACCCCCAATCCCCTGTGTACTCACTAAATGGGAATACCTAAAATGCAGGTATTCCCATTTAGCGAGTTTAAAGGGTGCTTACCCGACAGAATACTGGCAGAAAAAGTTTTTGAAGAAAATTTAAAAAATTAAAACCTCCAGTGCAATTCCTGCGTCTAGGTGGCAAGAAGCAGGAAAAAAGCCTGTAAAGCAGGCAATCAGATAGCAGTGGAGGTATTATCATGAGGAAAACAAATAGAGGAAGAAATATAATCTTAGTAGCGGTTACTTCTATATTATGTGGTTCTGCAGCATTGACAGCATATGCAAGTAATGTAAGGGGAGAAACTGGCATTTTTGTAAAGCAGGAAACGGAACAGGAAAAACCTGTGCTTCCAGTGGACGAAGAAAAAATGATGTTTGGAAGGAAGTATACATTAGCCGCAAAGACATCTGGCGGAGCTGGCATCTACACGAACGCAGAGAATGACAGGGCAAGGGATTATGTAGTGGATGCCCTCAATGATGCAGGAATTGATAACAGGATGAATGATCTGGATAAGATTCAGGCAATCAATACCTATTTATGTGAAAAACTGGAATATGCTGATTATGCAACAGAAGAAGGATTTTCCTATAAAGAGGACTGGCTCCCCTTCACAGATTATTGCCTGATGGCTGACAGTGCAGTTTGCGCAGGATATGCAGAAGCATTTCAATCAATGTGCATTGCCTGTGGCATTGAGTGCTATTATGTGACAGGATATACCTATCAGGGCGATGATATGGAGGGTATTTATCATGCTTGGAATCGTGTTGTTACTGGTGAAAGGTCTTATTATATAGATACATGTTGGAATGATAGTTCCGACGACGCATATTTCTTATCGGCAAATGGTTGGGATGACCACGAAATAGACAAAGAGCATGAAACATATAGAATTTCAGGGCAAGCGTTCCCGATGCCGGAATATATTGTAAAATAATAGATAAAGACAAAAAAAGCTACTGGACTTATGTTTCAGTAGCTTTTTATATTATCTATGCTCTTTTAGAGTTTTCTTTGTGGTGATTAGAATATCTTTGATAATCTGTTTTTCAGCCAGAGTACATCCCTGTAATAGATTCGATATGTCCTGTTCAATGTAGAGATCGGCTACAGCACAAAGGCTATCGCAGACAAGACAATCTAATGTCGTATCTAAGGCATTTGCGATTTTAACGAGTGAGGAAAGGCTTACTTGTGTAGCGGCTCTTTCTATATGGCTAATATTACTGGTGTTCACTCCAACAATCTCTCCTAATTTTTCTTGCGTTAGGTGTTGTTTCAGCCTTTGCTCCTTAATGCGTTTCCCTAATTCCTTATAATCAAGATCCACAGGTATTCCCCCTTCCCACTTTTTTCAAAACTGTATTGTTATTGTATGTCATATTGTGCTATGATTAGAATAACGTAAATGTCATAATGTGATACACAGTATAAAAAAGGAGACAAAAATGAATAAGCTGATTGAAGATTTAATTGAAAAGGGTATGGGGCGTCTTATGGATGAAAGCAGAGATGAAATGGCACAGGCAGATGAAATCTATCTAAATGACCACAAGGATGAAGATGATTTAGAAAAGCGATATGCAAGCCTTAATCTAACCAGAGAACAAAGAATAATTATCAATGATTACATTGCTTGTGCATCAACTGTTAATCACCGTTTCGCAGATATTTCCTATATGTGTGGAGTTAAGCACGCTGTAGGGATGCTTGCTTCTTTGGGATTGATAAAGGGTATTGAAGCTGAATCATAATTTCTTGGAAATGATCTTGAAATTATTGCATATAGAAGATAGCCGCCGATTGTGAGTACCGGTGGCTATTGCAGGTTTTTATTCTCTTAATGCTTTTTTTGTTACTTCCAGAACCCTGAATAGCAGATTCAATTCCTTAGTGGTGCAGTCAGAAAGCAGAGTTTCAAAGTCTTTTCGTATGTAAAGGTCTTTTACAGGCGGCAGGCTATCACAAATCAAGGCATCAATGCCAACATTAAGAGCTGTGGCAATTTTTATCAGCAAGGAAAGGGAACAACTGTTTGCATTTGTTTCGATGCGTGAGATAGATGAAGGCACAACGTCCACTGCTTCGGCAAGCTGTTCCTGTGTAAAATGCGCAGCCATACGATATTTTCGTATCCTTTGTCCTAATTTATTGTAATCAAGCTCCATTTTGCAGCCTCCTTTCTGAGTTTTAGCAATATTCATACTGTTATTTTACGTTAAGATGTGGTACTATTTTAATGGCATATATGGAATAACATTCTATATACGAATATTTGAAAATATTTTTGAAAAAATTAAAACCTTATCGCCTGATTTTACGTCTAGGGGGCATAAAGGAGGTGATAAGGATGAGTGATGAAGCAATCCGAGAGCTATTTCGTATTTTTGTAGAGGAAGGTGAGCTTGATGAAGAACAGGCTGAACGGATATTACAAAGGATATTAGATATTTTGTTTGGCGATAGGGCAGAATCTGAAGAAGCTGACGAATAACAGGCAAAGTTTAGGACATTTCAGAAGAAAAGAGGTTACATATGAAATGCTATAAGTGCAAAAGAGAAGTGCCAGATAATAGTAAATTCTGCCCGAAATGTAATTCACCGCAGGAATTTACCAGAGAATTGATTGACCGGGCAATGGACAATGACCAGAGGGCAATTACACAGCTTTACGACATGACGAAGGATAATGTGTACTACACAATTAAGACAATGATTTCCGACGAGGACATGGCGCAGGATCTGACACAGGATACATTCCTGAAAGCTCTAAAGCACTTGGAACAGCTTAATGAGCCAGCGGCTTTTAGAGGATGGATTAAAAAAATTGCAAGGAATATGACCATTGACATTTTACGGAAAAGAAAAGTCATATCCTTTTCGCAGATGGTGTCGGCAGATTCAGATGAAATGGTTGAGTTTGAAGATGACAGAGCGGAAAATCTTCCAGAGGTGGTGATAGACAGGAAAGAAACTACTCGTCTGATTGGAGAAATTCTAGGCACATTATCACCAGAACAGAGAGTAGTTACAGAACTATTCTATTATGAAAATCTCTCTGTCAAAGAAATAGCCGAAGAACTCGGCGTAAGTGAAAACACTGTAAAGAGCAGGCTGAAATACGCAAGGAACAAAATAGAGGCAGGGGTTAAGGAACTGGAAAAGAAAGGGACAAAACTCTACAGTCTGGCGCCGATTCCATTCTTGCTGCTGCTTCTCAGAAGTCAGAACGCTTATGCGGCAGAACTTCCAGATGCGGATATGCTATTACAGTCTATGCAGTCTGGAAACGCTTTTACAGGGGCAGAGGACGGCTTTTGGGGGCAGTCTGCGGATAGTGGCAATGTAGGCGGAGGAACAGCCAAAACAGTCACAGAAGCGGCTAAAACAGGCGCAGGAGCAGTTTCTAAAGGCATAGCAACTAAGGTTATAGCAGGCATAGTGGCTACATCCCTTATAGGGGGCGTGATTGCCGGAATCGCTAATGAAAAAAATGCAGAAGAAAAACCTCAAGAAGTGCGAATGGAAGAACAGCAAGAAACACCGCCTGTAGAAGAACAAACAGAAATGCAAACAGAAAGAGACAACGATATGGAAGAAGAAACAGATAATGAAACAGAAAAAAATATCCAAACTCTATCAGAATTAAGTGCAGAGAATAGGAGGATAGTGGAAGATGCATTAAATGATAAATTTCAAGAAGCAATAGATAATCGAATTGACTTCATAGATGAAGAAGCAATAGAGTATTCGATTACATCAGAAAATGCATCCTTTGATAATTTTACATTTAACAGCGATATGTCAAGAGTATCAAGATACAGTGGTGATCTGTATGTTCCATTTTCTGTAGACATTAATGATTGGAAAAACTATTGGGACAATACAGATTTTAATGAGGAAATGTATACAAAAAGTTATCAGAATGTAACAGGTTATTTTTTGGTACATGGTCTTGAAGTAATGAGTAATGGAATGTTATCAGAGTATAGCATTGATATTAGTTCGCTCTATCAAGATGAAAAGGAAATGAAGAAGTTATTTTTGGAAGAATAAAAATTATAATATCCAAAATCTATTCTTTAAACTTACATCTGGATGATGAAAAATAAAAAACATAAGGAGACAAAAGGAATGAAAAAAATTTTAGCAATGGTTTTAGTAGGTGTTATTGGTATGTGTATTTTTACTGGCTGTGGAAAGTCAGAGGAAGAAAAGGCAATGGATGAGATTGCTGATCATCTAAGAGATGAAGCGGCGGCAGATGGCGTTGATATTGACAAGATGGTTGAGGAAGAAGCCGAAAAGTATAACGCAGAACTTGAAGCAGGAAACAAGGAAATTGCCAACATGAATGATTTAATAGAAAGCCTAAAAAATAATGAAATGGTGCCACTAAGAGAGCAGAGTGAAACTTATTTTAATGCTACAGATTCAGAAACAGCAAAAAAGGCAGCAGAAGAATTTAATAAAGCATATGATAAATACTTAGAAGCTGCAATCGGGGAATATTTTACAGATGAATATGATGCATCTGAACTGCTTCGCCAAAATGATATTCACAGAATAAAAATAACAGATTCAGAGCTTCAAACACGAGTAAACTACCTCGATAATTGCTACGGAAAGAATTATAATAGAATACGATTCTATGGTGCTGATAGCGAAATTGAATGTTTATTAATGTATAATGAAACAGACGACCAAATAGTAAGTGATGTAACACTGATTTATAATGATGGAAGAAGCATCACACCAGATCTTTCCAGTATAGGAAAGCCAGTGCAGGGTGTAGAATTTGTGGTTAATAAGAATGATTTAATTATTACAGATTATACTTGGGGTTACGAATTTACAGTAGATAGTCCGGCAGGAACATCCATTGGAAATGCAGATGGTTCACCTATTTTCCCTGAAGGAGAGTATAGTATTGGCACTGAACTTTGGGAAAATACCATTGAAGAATACAATTCTAAGATGGAATAATAGCACAAATAAAGCATAAGATTTGCAGGAGAAAAATTATGAAATCAGGGTTTACATTAAAAGATTATTGGGCATTGATTAAAATGTCCATGAGAAGCGCCTATTGGAGAATTGACAGCAGGAATTGGGGAAAACAATTAGATGGAGTATTTTTCTGGATTGTGTGGATTTTTCCTGTTGGGGTGGTTTTGGCATTATTTAATATTTTAAATACCGCCACAACATTTTTCGCATTAGGTGTGGCTGGTGTTATAGGTGAATTGCTTAAAAGTTTTTTTCTATTAGTTTTTTGTGTGCCTGTTACATTTAATATAAAGCGGATGAAATACAGTATTCATTTCAAGGATTCTACTTGGTGGAAAAATACTGGAATCAGACCTTCTGAAATGTTGTCTGATAAAGGAGTTTACGGCGAATACATAGCGACAATATATGCCGAAGAACATCTTAAGGCAAATCAGGTATATGGAAAGATACTGAACAATGTATTTATACCTGTTCCCGGAGGGAGTTTTAATGAGATTGATATGATTTCCATTTCAGAAATTGGAATACAGGTAATTGAAGCAAAAGGCAGACAGGGAAAACTTTCTGGAAATTGGATGGATGAAACATTAAGCCAGAATGGTAATGAAATGCAAAATCCTCTGATTCAGAACTTGAATCACTGCAATTATCTGGTCGAATATTTGTATCAGAAATTGCCCTTACCTGCCTGCGAGTTTAAACTTTTTACTGATTTGTTTGCGTTTATAAAAAATGTAGTTTTATTTTCAGTGTATGGCATACAAGATAATATAAATCGCTCTTTTGAGCCAAACATGGACTTTTATGTTGGGATGAGCGATAAATATGCAAGTCAAAGATTTAAGAACAGAACGCTATCAAAAGAACAAGTTGATATGATTTATGAAACCTTGCTTCCCGTTGCTTCCTATTCGCCAGAAAAACGGCGGCAGATGATTCAGCAAAGAGAGCTTGAAAAGCAGCAAAAAGAAAGGCTTAGAGAACAGCAGATGCGAACACATACATATAAGCCAAATACAGTATATTATGTGGTGGATATGAATTTCATTGATATTGATGGAAAGTGGTATCGGGGAAATGTAGTATGTAAAGAGAGAAACTGCGGAATGGATGAAAATAATGAACCTGTTTTTTACAGAACTTTTCTTGAACCCTCAGATGGCTGGTATTATGCTAAACCTAATATGACATTCAATAAAAGGCTTACAGAATCAGATTACAATGAGGCAACAATTATTGATATTTACAATCAAAAATATAATTCGCCATTTCTGGAAAAGTAATTATTAGAACAGTCGAGCAATGAAAGCCATAGGACAGGTCAATAAACGGATCTATCCTATGGCTTTTGTCTGCTGCATATTATTCCGGCAAGATGTAAATTGGAAAAGTATCAATAAGAGTGTCCATTTTCATCAGGAAGAATAGATTCTTCCAATGAAGCGTCGTGGTATTGGAATGTTGCTTTTCCAGTAGCACTTCTTCCATGTTCTGCTTTTATTTTCAATCGTTCAAAGGTTATTTCTGATATTGGTGCGAATTTCAGGCGTTCACAGGCATCTTTCAGCGAAACCCCATTTTCCCTCATAGATATGATGTCAGGAAAAAATGCGGGGACAGCTCCATGACGCTTTGGCTTTTGCAGAATCTTGTGTAGTTGTTCCTGTTCGTATTCATCTGATGCATACTCTGGCAAAGATTCATAAAGATCGCAGAGTTGGTTGAATGCAACTTTTGTTATTTTTCCAATGAGTTTATTCTTATATACGACTTTTTCGGAAATAAAATAATTTTCATAAAGCCAGTATAATTCTTTAAATGCATCTGTTACCACTAAAGGCTTTTTTTTCCTGCCCTGACGTGAGGGAATGTCAGCATCTTTTAAGGCATCAAGAAAAGGAGTTGTGTCTGAAAGCGTTTTGCAGTATTGCCAGTTATAATCAACTGTACTTAAGTCACTGTTATCAAGAAATAAAATTCCTATATCCTTTTGGCATAGCATTAGATAGTTGCGTTTGAACTCCTTTGCATTTGTTCCCAAGTCAAAGACAGAGGGCATTACGATACAGCCAATCGGATTTTTCCTAGAAACAGTATTATTCTCAAATGTATCTACTATTTCCAATAATTCTTTCCTTTTTCGATAGCTTCCAGTAATCACGTCTATCAGTATGTTGTCCGGATGCATCATTTGGTTGGCGAGTTCATATGCTTTTGTTTCTTTTAGGCTTTTTTCAAAGCTGCTTTTATCTTTTCGGCGTATGGTTGTTGTTACAACACATGCATAGCCAATGATACGTTCGTTTAAAAGTTTTTCTATCAATCATATCACCTCATTTCTGCTCTGTATCTTAATTTTACGATATAAAATGGTAAAAATCAATAGATAGGCTAAAAAAAGTGAAAAAATGTATTGACAAAGGCTAAAAATAGTGCTATTATTATAAACAGAAAGAGATAGGCTAAAAAATATAGCAAAAACATAAGGACAGGAGGTAGGAAATTTGATTGTAGCATATAGATTGCAGACTCCTTTGCGGTGCAAATAAGCACAAATAAAATAAAGGAGGTCAAAACATGAAATTGAATAACAAATTGACGGAGTATAACACCAGTAACCAGACAAAGATTTTCGTACCATGCGGAGAGGAAAAAGAATATCAGGAGGCTTATAAGAACTTCATTGCCATTCTGTCTGACATCATTGCAAAGCACAGCGAGGAATTTGCTGTGGATAGAAAGAAGGTGGCGTAAATGAGTAACAGGAATAGAAGGAAACATAAGCAGACAAGAGAAGAGTTCTCTATGGCAAAGTATGAAATGATAAAGATGTTGTTACCCATGTACACTGTTCTGGATAAGGATTGGAAGAAGATAATAAAGGATACCGACAGTAGTTTTATGGAAGAGTATGCATTTTTCAGGGCAACAGGGATCGACAACAGGACAGTTGATGGCGTGCTTGATTGGCTTTATGGTGCAAGGCTGTTAGTAGGAGGCAGTGAGAAACAGAGGATAACAAGGATTATAGATGCATTAGAATCACACATAGTATTTCAACTGGGTTAAAAGAAGTTCCAAACAAATAATTAATTTTAGGATTGTAGCGAGGGGTGTCAGGGATGCCGGGCACTCCTTACCAGAAAGGAGGATAAGATGGGAAGAAAGAAAATTGTCGGATACGTTCGTGTATCGTTGGAGAAGCAGGTAGAAGGTTATAGCATTGATGGTCAGGTGGATGAAATAAAGAAAACTGCCCAATTTAAGGATTTTGATATAAAAGAGATTTACAAAGAAGAAGGAAAAAGCGGCAAGAGTGTTGAAGGCAGACCAGAGTTTCAAAGAATGTTGAAAGACATCTCTGAATCAGGCGACATAGATTATGTTGTGGTATTCAAGCTGTCACGTTTTGGGCGAAACATTTTAGATGTATTAAATTCTCTGGAATACATCCGTAGGTATGGGGTTGAACTTTACACGATTGAAGATGGCATTGATACATCTACTGCAAGCGGAAAGCTTTTAGTCCCTGTTTTGGGGGCAGTTGCAGAGATTGAGCGCGAAAATATACTTGCGCAGACAATGCTAGGACGCAACCGAAAGGCGCAAGCCGGGGGGTGGAATGGAGGTTTCGCTCCATATGGATATGTACTGGTTGATGGTAAGCTAGAGGTAGTGGAAAGTCAGGCAGAGCAGGTCAGGAAAATCTATTCGTTATTTCTGGATGAAGGGAAAGGATATACAACCATTGCCAGATGGCTCAATTCTCATAATATGAAGCGTGAATGGACAAAAAATTCTCATAATCGTAAGTTTGATGACTGGACATGTTCCATGGTGAAAACGATTTTAGATAATCCGCTTTATACAGGGCGTATCGCTTACGGAAGGCGCAGGACAAGGAAGGTTAAAGGCACAAAAAACGAATATCATCTGGAGAAACAGGACGATTATATTTTAAGTGAAGATATTGTCCACACAGCGTTAGTGACAGATGAACAATTTGAAGCGGCAAAGAAGAAACGAAGGGAAACAGGCAGGAAAGGGAATCCCAAGATAGGGAGAGAAAGAGCGCACCTTTTATCAGGTATATTAAAGTGTCCAGATTGTGGAAGTTCCATGTTCAGCGATAAAAATTCATGGACAAATGCAGATGGGATATATCGTGAAACATTCAGCTATACATGCGGGCATTACAAAAGGTCTGGTAAGGGCGGCTCTTGCAGGAGAAATGGCGTTCCTGCTGAAAAGGTGGAAGAGGAAGTGCTTTCCTTTACAAAAAAGCTGCTGAATAACCCTGAATTTGCAAAAGATATTAAATCACGAATCGGACAGTCGGTTGACCTTAGTGAGTTGGATGCTGAAATAGAAATTTTCAACAAACAGATTGCTAAAGTGGAAAAGCAGATTAGAAATGTTGAGAGAGACATTTACGAGATTGTAGACGAAGATCGCCATGCAGAGCGTAAAAGGACTGCATTGAAAAAACAGCAGGATAAATTCTATGATGAACTGGACAGGTTGGAGGAACAGTTAGAAGAAGCGAAAGGCAGGAAAGAAGCGGCATCAAAAGAAGCATTGACAATCGAAACGATATATAAAATGTTGATGTGTTTTGACAAAATATATGATAAACTGAATGATAAAGAAAAGCGTGACCTGATACAGAGCATGGTTGAGGAAGTCCAGCTTTATACACAGGAAGAACGCCAAGACAGAGATAACTACGTTAAGTCGATTACATATTCGTTTCCGGTGAGCGACAAAGTGCTCACCGGATTACGGGATAAATGTGTACACGTTGAGACGGTAGTAATGCTTTCCCACAAAAAACCCGACAGCGTAATCAACGTAAAAGTGGAGTTTGGCGAGGGCGAGGGTAAAGTGCCGCTTGATAATATTGCCAAGAGAGCCGAAGCGTACAAGCCGAAAGAGCGGGTTACATACAAGATGATTAAGGAGTACATAGAAGCGAAGTATGGCTTCAAAGTACATACCGCATATATTGCAAAGGTAAAAAGGGAGTTAGGATTGCCGATGCATGATGCCCCTAATGCGGTAGAAGAATTGAAACAGCCGAGGAAACACCCGACAGCGGAGAAAGCGGAAGCGATAAAAGATGCTTTGAAGTATTTTGGAATTACTAAAAGAAGCGATTATAAAAGAAGGTAAATTGATGGGAAGAATAGCTGATTCAACAATTAAAGGATTTATGTATCAGTTTAATTTGTCGTTGAATGAAATATTAAAATCAACAAATGAAATTGTAAAAATCGAAGGAATAATCGAAGATATTGATAGGATTAATGAGGAAAATATTACGGCTATCCAATGTAAGTATCATGAGGAAGTTGAAAAATTTCAATGGCCAAAGGTGAGTAAGCCTATATTGCAAATGTTAAAGACATATACAAATTCTGATGGAAATACTTTTTTTAGTAAGCATATAGGTATTGTTGGTTCCACAGGCTCTGGTAAGTCGTGTACAGTTGCAAAAATTTTGCAGGAAGTAGTGGGAATACAAGAAGCAGGTAATGTAAATATTATGCAGCAGAAAAATGCACATATTATAATTTTTGATATTCATTCGGAATATAAATCTGGTTTATGTTAGCAGATGAACAAAAATTTTCACTGAATTATTTAGATGTAGAAAAGTTAAAATTGCCATATTGGTTAATGAATAGTGAAGAATTGGAGTCTATTTTTATTGAAAGTAACGAATCAAATTCACATAATCAAATTTCACAGTTTAGACGAGCGGTAATTCTGAATAAAGAAAAATATAATCCATCATTATCGAAAGTAACATTTGATACTCCTGTTTATTTCAGTATAGAAGAAGTATACAATTACATTAGCAATATGAATGATGAAGTTATAAGTAAAATTGCTAATGAAGAACAGGTTCCGAAAATAATTAATGATAAAAAAGAACAGGAGGCAATTCGTGATAGGAAGCGATATTTTGAAAAAAGATATACATTTATTCCAACTTCAACAGCTGCTGCTTCTAAAGCATCTAATGGACCGTTTAATGGAGAATTTAACAGATTCATTTCCAGATTAGATAACAAAATTAATGACCGAAGATTAGAATTTTTAATGAAACCACAAAAAGAAAAGGGAAATGTTTATACTTCAGATGATTTTGATGAAATATTAAAGCAATTTTTGGGATATTTAAATAAAACGAATGTTAGTATTATTGACTTAAGTGGAGTGCCATTTGAGGTATTATCTATTACAATTAGTCTTATTTCGCGTATTGTTTTTGATTTTTGCTTTCATTTTTCGAAATTGAAACATGAGAGGAATGAAGTAAATGATGTTCCATTTATGATTGTATGTGAAGAAGCACATAATTATGTACCTAGAAGTGGAAGTGTAGATTATGCTGCATCTAGAAAGTCCATTGAACGTATTGCTAAAGAGGGAAGAAAATACGGAATTAGTTTGATGGTGGTTAGTCAGAGACCTAGTGAGGTGTCGGACACGATTTTTGCACAATGCAATAATTTCATAGCTTTACGACTGACTAATATATCAGATCAGTCCTATATAAAGAATTTATTGCCTAATAATACTAATGCAGTTGCAGAAATTTTGCCTTCTTTACAACCGGGACAATGTCTTATGGTAGGAGATGCCAGCCCAATACCAGCAATTGTCCAGTTAGAAAAGCCGAATCCAGAGCCTCAATCGAAAAATGTTGATGTTTACGATGTCTGGAAAGAAGATTGGAAAGAAATTGATAGGGATGAATCAGTCACATTAAATGATGTTTTGGAGAGGTGGAGAAGATAAAAATATTGAGCAAGCTTGTAGTGGGGGATGATAAGAAGTGGAACAGGATATGGAGGTGAATAAAATGCCGAAGAGAACAGAGATAGTCATGGACGAATATATTGGTGTTTTGGAAAAGATAAAAGAGCGAATTACGCAAGCACAGTATCGGGTGATGACAAATGCAAATATTGAACGTAATATTTTGTTTTGGAACATTGGAAAGGTAATTCTTCAGTACAGCCAATGGGGTAATAAATTTGTTGAAACATTATCAAAAGATTTGAGAATGACTTATCCTAGCAGAGAAGGATATTCCGTTAGAAATCTTAATTATATGAAGCAGTTCGCACGACGAATACCATCTGAAGAAATTTTGCATCAGGGTGGTGCAAAAATTAGTTGGCGTGCAATAAAATTGCTGATAGATAAGACGGATAATTTAGAGGAACATATGTGGTATACACAGCAATGTCTGGAAAATGGATGGTCTAGTACAGTTCTTTCACATCAGATAGAAAGCGGTTTGTATTACAGACAGGCATTAGCAGATAAAACAACAAATTTTAAGGAACAGTTAGCTAATCCATTCAGTGAGCAAGCAGAAGAAATTATTAAAGACCCATATATTTTTGATTTTATACCGAACGCGAAAAAACTTAGGGAGATTGAGTTAGAAGATGCCCTTGTCCAACAAATAACGAAGTTACTGTTGGAATTTGGGTCAGGCTTTGCTTTTATGGGACGGCAGTATCCGATTCAAGTAGGAAAAAGAGAGTTTTTCATCGACTTATTATTTTATAATGTGAAATTGCATTGTTATTTTGTGGTAGAGTTAAAAACAGTGGAATTTGAGCCGGAGTTTGCTGGAAAGTTATCTTTTTATTTATCAGCAGTCGATGGAGAATTGAAATCTCCGAATGATAATCCTACGATTGGATTGTTATTATGTAAAGGTAAAGATAAAATGGTAGCGGAATATGCTTTGAAAGATGTAAACAAACCAATGGGAGTAAGTGAATACAAACTTTCCAATCATGTTTCAGAGGAATTACAGGACAAGTTGCCATCGATTGAAGATATTGAAAAAAGGATTAATTGA